CTAAAGTAGGGGCTAACGACCCACCCGCTAACGTACCTTGCAGCGGTGCAACTTTTGGATTCGCTAAGATACCCAAAAACGGTGTACCGTCATCAAACCAGTTACCGCCTGCTTTAGCTACGCCTTGGCTTACTAAAGTAAATGCTTTAGCACCGATAGTATTAGTAACACCTTCGGCTGAACGCAGAATGTAAGAATCCGCGCGCCATGGGCCATCGTTATATCTTTCACCGGGTACACCAAAACCACCTTGAATAAATACTGCGGTTTGAACAGTCATTATGCTTTCTCCCCTTTATAATGCCGACTAAATTGATCAACCTTAGGCTTGCTGTCTTGCGCAATCTTAACCGGAACACTAACACGCTTAGCTGCTAAAAACCCCCCGAGGGCCGCAAGTTCGTGACCCGCTTTACAAGTCAGTTGTAGCTTTTTAACACCGTACTCCGCTACTTCATCCATTGTTTTGTCTGAGTGATCGAATACGCCGATGTGCGCTGATAATTGCTTAACTAAGTTATCGCGTTCTGCAATTTCTCGCATCAACGTTTTAGTGCCGTTCGTTTTCAACTCTTTAATTTCACGCTGCATAGATTGCAATGCTTCGTCCATACCTTCCGCCTTGTCGTCTTTCTTATCGTCGTCCGGGTCTTCGTCTTCAACTTTTAAAGTTACGTCCGGATCGTCATCGTCCGCTGCCGAGGTCATCTTATTGATGGCTTCTTCTAATTTTGTGAACCGTTCTGCTAAAGATTCTAGGGTTAAATCACTATCCTTTACATCTTCTTTTGTGCTTTCTGTCTTTTCTTCCGCCATCACTAGCCCCTTGCTGTCTAAAGTAAATTTGAAATGGTCTAAAACTGCTACGTCTCGCCCCGCGCGACCCTCTGTGACTAACGCAAGATGATTACCTCGTATTTCGCGTTGTACCGCGTGATATTTTTGACCCAAATAGTCCCCTTCGCACACATCATACAAGCAGCGATAGCCTATTGACAATTCTTTTTTACCGTCTTCTATACGCTCTGCGAGGTTTCCCGAAAATATTTTTAGATTTCCTTTGAGATACCCGTCCTCAAAATATACATCTTCGCCAACGACTCCTTCAATGCCTTTTTGTTCTGGGGGTGTTAAACCGTCTTCGTAAGCGCCCAACATTACATGGTCATCAATCCAAGGCACTAGCTTAAAAGAGTTGATGCAATCGGGGTGGCTTAGTTCTTCTTCCGGGCGATAGACCCAATAGGTTTTATCAGGTTCTAATTTTGGACTGATTTGTTTACCGAGATATGGAAACACGCCGACTTTAGACAGTGGGTTGCCCTTGATTTCCGTCCACCCGTTCAAATCGGTTTTGCGCGCAGAACTGCTATCTTTACCGGCGGTACTGTAAGCAATAGCGGCTGCCTGTTCTTTCGAGTGCCCGGAGCGTATGAGCTCCGCGATATTCTCAGAAATAATCTCTTGACTTGAACCTTTTTGTAATGGCATTTTATCCCCTCAACGCCCATTCTTCACGACTGCCTTGGCGACCGCGGTATTCATCAAAGAAACATCGGAAACAAAAGTTTCCTTTGCCCGTTTCCACCCAGTCTTCCAATAGCGTATCAGAATCCAGGTGGACAAATAAATTACAGCGCTTACATTGGACATTTCCGCCATTTCGTCTTCGTTCAACGCCTATGTGGAGCTTGGGGCTTTTCATTCGTCATCTTCATCAAATTCTATTACCGGCACCATTGTACATTTACAGTTTATCGCTTGTCCAGGAATTCCCCGAACTGGCGATTCATAGCCCGCGTTTACCTGTTCTAAGTTGATAATAGGGAGGTCGTCAAAACTATAAACGTTCCCGCTCATCGCTTGATGACTTTTCCGCGGATGCTGACCACCCCCCGAATGTACCCACTTAAATTTTTTAATCCCAACAGCCTGCATACGCTGCTTGTTAATTGAGTTGTAAGCTTTCCGAGTTTGATCAAGCGCAATGTTTCTCGCGCGTCTTTCTGTAATTCCGTCATGTCTTTTTATCTGCTTCATAATCTCAGCAGACCCTCCGCCTTGGGTAATCGACCGCATAACTGCGCCTGTTATTTGTGTGAAATACTGTTCCGGAATGGATTTAATCAACGATACATTTTCAGCAACGATAGCTTGCGCGACTTCCTCCATACCCTTCGGAACCACACCGGTTTTAAGCGACAGACCGCCCGTCAATTCTTCCAAACTGCTATGAAGCGTGGATTTACTAACCTGTTCTGCCCCAGTCTCCATAGTTTCCGCTAACGGCTTTGCTTTCTGCGCAAACAATTGCTCAAACTTGGCCATCAGCGCATTCATAACTTTCTTAGCTTTACTTGTCATACTCGCGTCTGTCGCAGCTTGTCGTTGTTGCTCGATATATTCTTGCGCGGTCTCACTTTTGTACAATTCACGTATCTGTGCCTTTGTTTCGCGGGTCATCTGTCTTATGAGCGATAGCAAAGACCTTTGATACTTAGCTTGCTGGGAGGCATTATAGTTGAGCTGCTTTCCCTCAAATTTTACTTTACCGCGCTCGTTCGCCCACTTACGCCTACGCGCGGTTAACGGTGGCTCACTCATCTATGGGGTCGCTTAAAATTTCATCACTTAAGATTTCATCATCTAACCCGGTGTAACCGCTTTCAGGATTGTTGATAATCCGCATTCTTTCGTCTTGTCCGTCAATCGCGCCCGAAGCCATTAATATTTGACCTGTTTCAGCTTCGAGCTTGTTAAGTTCCGCGAGTTCTTTGGCCGTCATCGCATCCAGTGGATTCCAAACAATGGACGTGTCGAACGGCTTGATGCCGTACCGCGGGGCAATCTCAGAACGTATCAAAAGCAAGTGATGACGCTCAACCAAGGGGCTCAGCCCGTGAGCCTGTAAACTTTCTAAGAACTCATGATAACTAGCTTCCTCAAATTCCCCTGTTGCATTAAATCCCTTAGGTGTTGTAGCAATAAGTTTAACCGCGGGTACATTACACGCTGCTGCAACCAGTTGATACTGCGTCATGATGACATCATCTAAATCCGCGAGACTCGTATCAAATTGCTGCATCTCGTCAGTCATGCCGATTGTCTTGACGCCATAGTTGTCGCGGTTTTGTACAAATTTCTCCATCCGCCTACGAAAACCGCCTTCTTTAGCAGCTGACGCCGCCAAGTCTAGTTTCATGACATCCAGGCGCTTAGTCATAGCGAGCATAGGTGCCTCATTTGCTGTACGTTCCGCAGCGTATACCCGTTCATAAATTTTCTGAGGTATCGGAACACCCCCGAAAATATAAGTAGGCTTCAAAATATCCGGCACTTCTTCAGTGCGATAGATAATCAAATGTGTTCTGTGAATTCGGCGACCGTTGACACGCCACCACGTAGGTTCATAGAAAAATCGCGATGCGGGATTACTAGCCGCTTCCGCGTCCAACTCCGGGGTCAACCAATACGGGTCGACTTGTGAGATTCCGCGGTAGCTGCCGGGTCTCACGCCATCAGGATTAAAAGGTTTGTAGTAGTATTCATCGGGGTTGGGTACGTTCATTTCAAAAAATGCTATCCGTATCCCGTACACACGTCCCATTTGTAAAAATTGTACGAGATTGTAATTAAGTTTAAAACGTTCGTCCGCTTTGCGTATTTCGTCTAACACTTCAGGGTCAACTTCGGTGCCGTCGTTTACTGTTATCTTGTAACCATTCCGTGCCGCGTCCTCCGCTGGCATTAGACAGCATTTAGATATCAACCAGTGCTGCGACATAATTGCACAAGTCTGATACCCAATGAAACCTTGAGACGCATACCACATGCCTTGGGTTGACTGGACAACTGAGCCCCATTGAAAGCTATGATTTGCAGAGATAGCAGCATCCATCGCGTGACCTACGCCACTTGAATCTTCTGCGTAGAGCGTGGGCTCGACTTGAATACTCTTCTTGAGCGCCCGCGCCATCGCAATGGCTTTCTCGGTCTCATCGCTCAATCGCGAGTCCATATCATCAGTAGAAAATACACCCCACTTTTCTTTAAGCGGTTGCTGAACTGGTTGCTCAATTTCTTTACGTTTAAACCATCTTTCAATAATCGTCTTCACTCATTATGCTCCATTTCGCTTCAGCAGTCTTCGCAAATGCCATCTTAACAGCGTC